TTCCACAAACTCCTCTGCCCCGCGCAACGGCACGCCGCGGGCTTTACCGTAAAGGTGCGCGTAGTGGACCAAGATGCGTGGTTCTTGCTGCGAGAAATCAATGGCCGCCCATTGGTCGCCTTCTTCGGGTAAGAAAAGACTGCGGATCATGGGTCCGAGTTCTGGATCGCGGGCCGGGATTTGTTGCAGGTTGGGGTTGGACATTGAAATGCGCCCCGAGACGGTTCCGCCGTCGTCAGAACGAATTTGGTTAATGTGGCTGTGAATACGGCCGTCGGCCCGGCAGTGCTTCATTATTGTGTTGATGAACGTGCCGGACGTTTTGTTCAGGTTCCGCGCTTCGACAATAAGCTTCGCGATGGGGTGCTCATGCTCTTGCAGGAACTGTTTGGTGAAACTTGGCGCGCCCTTTTCGGTCTTGGGATATTTAATATCCATACCATCAAAAGCTTTGGCCAAGGATTGAGCGGCCCAGATTTCAACGTTGGTTCCGGTGAGCCGTTTAATTTCCTGAAGAACAAGCTTTTCGCGTTTTAAGAGACCGTTGCGTGTGATTTCGACCTTGTTCTGGTCAACGCGCACGCCACGCATGGTCATGTCTACGAGGCAGGGCAGGAGGTCCAGTTCCAAATCGGCGATGGTGGTTAAGTTTTCCTTACGGATTTGTCCGGTGAAATAATTCCACAATTCAAGAGTAAGCTCGGCGTCGGCTTCCGCATAAGGTCCAACGTACATGGCTGGCATCTTCCACATCTCGGCTTTAGGGTCGATGCCGAACTCGCGCGCTGCCTCTACCAAACCCTTTTCCGATTTGGTTTTGTTCAGCAGGTCGTAGGATAATGCGTTCAGGCTGTAGCTAAAACGGTTTTCGTCCAGTAAGGATGCGATGACCATCGTGTCGATAATCCGACCGTTGATCTCAAAACCGGTAGCCTTAATCCATCCAAGATCATACTGGGCGTTATGCATCACCTTGTCTGCCGGGCATTCAAACACCTTTTTGAGCCATCGGGACACGATGCGTTCGTCGAGATTGCCACCACCGAAATGCTTTACAGGTAGATAACCAGACCACCCGTCCACGGCGACGGCATAGCCTACAATAAACCCGTCTTTAGTCGGCCAACCTGGACCGTTTGATTTCAAGTTGGGGTCCGAGGTTTCGACGTCGATTGCAATTGTTTTCGCTGACGTGATGTCGGGCAGCTCCAGCGGAGGAACCCACTCGCTTTTCGGCGCAAACATCGCCATTTGTAATTTAGTCAACCTTTTTCGCCTTTGCGAAAGGTCCGACTAATGCAAACTCCGCGCCCAACGCCGTATAACCGGCTTTATCGATCCAACTATCTTTATGGTGCATCGTGGTTAACAATCGACAAGTTTTTAACCAGTCCATCATAAGAGCTACATGTGCGGGTGTCAGATATCCGGAGTCGGAATGCGCTTCTCGAACAATGACGTTCCAACCGTCAGCAATTCTTTCGTGGTTTTGGTAAGCGTCACCGTAGTCAGTGGCCCGCTGTCCGTTAATTAGCTCTTCGGCCGTCTCCAAGATTTGTTCGCGGTTCATATGTAATAGCTCCTTGCTGCATCTTCGGGTTCTACGAGGACGAGAGTGTCTTTAGTTCGAGTAATTCCAACATAAAACACCCTGTGCATATCGTCTGGGTTATGCTGCATATCATCATCTGCGGCTTTGGTCAGGCTAGTGTAGAGAACAACGTTGTCGGCTTCGCCGCCTTTTGCACCGTGGATCGTGGACAGCGAAATCCGGGGTTCGGCGTTGAACTTTTCGCCGCGACGCAAAAGAGCCGTAACATACGCCCTGTCGGTCTCCAGAATTTTATCCAAAGCTTCTGACCAAATCATGGATTGATCTGCCAACAGGCCGTGGTTTTCCATCAGGGCGGACATACTAACGACGTCATCATCCTCTAGGCCTGTCAGCTTCTTAAATCCGCGCTTTATCCGCGTCCCGGACGACATAAAAGCATACACCTGCCGCGCTAGCACAACAGGGATTGAATGTCCCCGGCGTAAAGTCTCCCACCCGTTCACGGCATCGGATAATTTCTTGCCAATGGACCGTGAGCCGCGGTAATTAAACAGATATCCGCCGGATTTAAGCCACGAGGCAGCGTCTTGCAGCATGTATCCCGCTTGAGACAGGATGAGCCATTCCCCGTCGCTCATGTCTAAATATTCAATGCCCGCCACAGTTTGAACGTGCCCTTCCTCGGGTTTTGGTTCGTACCTCTTCGGGAACCGGCGGTTAATGCGACTGGCGACGGTCTGCGCAACGGCATGGACGCGCCGCGGGACGCGATAGGATTGGGAGAGCGTTTCTGAACCGCCGGGGAGGTTGATGAAGTGGTCAACGTCGGCACCGGCCCATCGGTAAATCGCTTGGTCGTCGTCTCCTGCGCAATAAGTTCGCGTCGAGTTCTCGTCTAAAATATGCGCGAGATCCCATTGCAACGGGCTAAGGTCTTGAGCTTCGTCTATGAAGCACAGATCGAAATGCGGGCAGGTCATAGGCGCGGACCGTATAAATTCATCCAGCATGTCCGTAAAATCATACAGGCCCATGTTTTCCTTGTATGCCTCCAGGCTTGAAGCAACGTAATTCACGACGTTCCAAGACTCGTCTAAATTGCTTTCGTTATATTGGTCTCGCAAATCCACCTTCCGCAGGCGGGCAAGGTTGATAACGTTCAAAACGGGGTTTTTGTTCGACGTAATGGACGTAATGTCTTCCTCGAACGCGCCTACTTGGGTGGAGCTGTAAACCTCTACACCGATTGTTTCTGAAAGCTCTCGGTAGTGCTCCTCCTGCATAACCTGCTCACCACGGATATTGCTCAGAGACATGGCTAAAGAGTGCAGCGTTCGGAAGTAACTCAGGTCCTTTTTAGGATCGAGGTTAAAACGCGCTGCGGCACGTTCCTTGGCCTCATTGGCGGCTTTGCGGGTAAAGGCTAAGAACGCAATCTTATGCGGGTGTACGCCGCTCTCCAGGGCTTCATCGACCATGTTCAGAAGCGTAGTGGTCTTTCCGGTGCCGGGCGGTCCAAAAATGCGAAACATTACTGTTTCCTGCCAAAATAGTCCGGTCGATTTTCTAAGATCGCATTACCTTCCAGAACAATTTGACGAACCCGCTCTCGACTAAGGCCAAACCTCGCAGCAATACTGGGCAGCGTTCTTTTCTCCAGAATGCGCATCCGCCAAATATTCCAATTCCTCTCCCGGTGTCTCTTTCGGAAGTCCTCCATCAGAACGGAACCTCGGCCTGACGTTTTAGTCTGGACGTGTCGAAAACCATGTCTGCGGTTTCAAAAGCAGGTATTTGCCACACACGAACGGATCGGCCTTTGATTTTAAGAACGACGCTGTCGCCGTTAATATCGCGCAGCCGTTGCGCAATCTTATGGCTTTTGTACTCGAAGAACTTATTTTTGCGCAGGTGCGCCTCAAAATCCTTCAACCGGAAGAAAGTCTGGTTCTTTTCTTCGTCGGTCCACGGACGTCGCAGCAAAATCTCTTCTTTGTCTTGAGCCTGCTGTAAGTGTCGGCAGAACTCTTCCAAATAGTCGTAGAACTGCCCGCTGATGCTGGCATCCTGCGCCACCTCGACAATGGCGCTCTCATTGTCCCTCATTTCTGTCAAAAGCGCACCAATTCGTGCTTCCCATTGGGCCTTCGCCAACGACATGGGCATAAAGTTTAACTGCTCCATGCAGGCCTTTTGAAACACCGGCTGGTTCATCAAAGCGTCAGTGTCTAACTCCAAGGGCTCCCCGTTCACGTCCATGAACCACACAGGAGGGTTGGAATTGTACTTACGCAAGTTGGCTACTGTAGCGCCCGCTACCGCCGCCCCTATCCCAAACTTTTTGGTTCGGCACAGGTCTTTGTTGCAATGCGCGTTAATAGGGCTGTCAGAGCACTTGTAGACATAGTCTTTGCGCTGTAGCTGCTTCGCGACAATATTAACTTCGTTCAGCGGCAGCGGCGGCTCAAGGTAGTCCATGTTAAAACGAAGTATCTCGGATTCCCAGGAATCTGGGTAAGCTTTGCGCAGGTAAACGCCCAGGTTAAAGAGGCCGTTGTTACGGCCGCCCTCCGAAATCTTTGAGTTACACAAAATCTGCAAGCACGGCGGCCCGTCTTTTAAATGGTCTGTTTTTCCAGACGTCTCGACTTGCAGCTTTAAAATCTGCTCGGGGGTTTGAACATGAGCCTCATACAGCCCAAAAAACTCGTCTAGCGTCGCGGACGTGCCGTCGTCTAAAAAACCATACCGCAGACCAGCCTCGTGATCGAAATACGGTAGATTAAGAAAGTTTCCGACATCCCCTCGGTCTAAATGCAATTTTATCTGCTTTGGAAATATCTCGCTCTCGCCATAGCCCAGGGCCGCGGACATATGTTGCAGAGCCTTCTGCATGTCAGCCGCGGCAATCCAATCCTTAGAAAACAGAAAACAATGCGCGCCACCAGACTTTGATCGGCAAACCACCAGCGGCAACTTCATCCGCCGTATTTTTTCGATAAGCATTTTGTGGTCAAGAGGGTACTGGTCGATATCAATGCACCCCCACTTGCTTTTGTTGTCGGCGTTAATCGGAATAATTCCAATGCCCGCCCCGTCACCGTTTAGGTGGCCCTCCCAAAG